ATGTTCCGTTTGGTCGCCTTTAAAAGTGCGTCCGTAATGGCATCCTTGTATTCCGCCAAATCCATCGGAGAAGTCAAAAGCTCCACTTCCTCTTCGGTTAAAAGCTCTTGTTTATCATCCTTATGTTTTAAGTTGTGAATTAAGATCGGCTGGTTCGCAAGAAGTGTAATCAGCCAAATGATCTCACCCAGAGCCATCTCAAAGTTCTCCGCTTTCATGAGCTTGTCGCCGAGATTTTCAAGACCGCCATAGCGCCCGGCGATTTCCTTGGTCGCTTTAGTCGTTAAGAGAAGCTCATATTCTTTCTCGCCGACTTTAATCTTCGTCATATATTCTTGATACATACGCCAACCTCCTTATGGTGCAACCGGTGTAAAGACTGGTTCATAAACGTTGTCATACCAACCAGTGATGACTTCTTGAGCCACGCCTTCATCGCCCTCGGTCACTTCCGCCTTCCAAGGATGTCTTCCTTCCGCATCCGGCTTGTTTCGCCGCATGATCGTGCCTTCAATGGTTGGTGTAGAGAAGGTGATGGAGTCGCCCTTCGTTTCAAGGTTCGTCGCCGGAATTCCGAATTTCACCCGGTAAAGCCAGAAATAACGGTATTTGCCGTTTGATTTCTTTGCCCTAAATCCAATAGCGACAGGCAGTCCGCCGTCTTCCGACGAGGAGATCAGCACATTATTCGTATCAATCACGGCACCTGTTAAATCCGATGCCGCCGTACTGCCGATGTCGTCTACACCGAGCGACAGCGTTCCGCTTTTGAACTCTTTTACAATTTCCGATGCACCGTCATCGGCATAAAGGATCGCTTCGGCAAGTTCCACCGACAGTTCCGCCGTGATGGCTTTCGCCAGCTGTACGGGCGTAGCATAGGTTTCCTCACCGGATGCGTCTTCGGTAATTTTTGCATAATATAATTTATCCAGGCCTATCGTTGCCATAGTTCATTCCTCCTTATCTGACGTATTCTTTCGCCACGTCCAGGCTGTAATGGTAGTATCCTGTGTCTTCTTCAAGTTCTAAAAACCTCCGCTCCGTGATGATGAAGTCCTGCTCCAGCAAGATGTCCGTCAACCGTCTTTTCCAAAGAAGATAGTTTTCCTTGCTGAATAGTGAGATGCGGACTTCCTCCGTCTCCACTAACGGTCTGTTGTCGGCATAGAGTAACAAGTCATCATAAAGCGGTGTAAAGACGAGGTAGGTTTCCGGTGCCTTCTTTTCAAAAGAAACGGCTCCTGACGGAAGTCCTAACTCTTCTGCTATTCTTTTCAGTTCCGCTAATGCACTCATATGTCAAGCTCCCTTTTCAGCGTCTCTTCCATCGCATGGATAGCAGGCTTTCTTGCCTTTCGTCTGGCAGGCTTCATCCAGGGCTTTGCCTTCTGACCGGACTTTCCGTACTCCAAGACCTGGGCTTTCAGTGCATTCGGCACACCCTCACGGTCTTTGGAATCTCCGACACCCACCCGGATATTCCACTCGCCGTTTCTATCCTGCAAGGCCGGTGTAATGCCGAGACTTCTGACAAGGTCGCCCTTAGAGCGGGAAGGGTACTTGGTATCTTTACCGATCCTGCCTTCAAGGTTTGCCTTCATCTGCGAAAGCACAACCTTGCCGCCGCTTTGTAAAATCTTAGGGGCTGCCTGGTCAAAGCGGTCGCCGAGCTTTGAGAGTTTGTCCAAAAACTCATCCGGCATCTTGATTTCACACCTAGCCATCTTTGACCACCCCTTCCGTATCGACCTTTTCAGCCAAGATCTCCCAGTAGAGCCCTTTATGACGGATATCTTCGACGGAGAGGATGTTGTATCTGCCGTCCTCCGTCACCACCACACACCGGGTATCAAGTGTGATGCCGGGGATGGAGCGGATGCGAAAGAGCACCGTCGCTTTGGAAAAAAGACTTCTATTCTTCCACATTTCACTGCCATAGCGGTCTTCCCGGTAGGCTCTGACGCTTACTAAAAGTTCGTCACGCTCTACCGGAAAACCATCCTCGTCCGTTCCTTGTTCCACGCGGAAAAGCTCAATAAAATGTGTCAATTTAATGCTCATAGGATCACGTCCTTATCACCTTGAAGCAGAAGTTTCACTGTCTCCCAGACCTGTTTCGCAGCATCGGGAGAATCGGAAAAGAAGCCGGCCGTAGAACCGTCCCTGCTTTCATAAAAGAAAGAGGCAAGGACGATCACGGCCTGCTTCGTGCTTTCTGTCATCGGATGACTTTGATAGTGATCCGGCCCTTTTTTCTGGTATCCCTCTGCATAGGAAATCGCAGAGGAAAGGCAGCGGAGCATGAGGGGATCATCCGCGTCATGCTCCACAACCAGATTTTCTTTTAATGGATGAAGAAGCTCCTCTGCGTTCATCGTTTCCTCCTTAAGCGCCGGCCTTCATCTGCAAGAGCTTCACGCTCTCAGGCAGGATTAGCTTGCCGTCCACTCGTTGTGTAGCCTTAAAGCCAACTTGTCCCGTTGCGGCAAAGAGCTCATTCAATCTTTGGAAAGACCTGCCCTGACGGTCGGCGATCCAGTAGTAGGAAAAGTCGCCGAAAGCAATCGCCAACGCTCCACCCTCTGCCAGAGGAGCAAAGCTTGACGTGTACACGGGACGATTCAAGATGGTATCCGGTGTGCCTGCTGTGAGAGCCGGCTGCCAGAGGTACTGTCCGGTGTTGTCTTTAAGTTTCCTAATCAACTTCACAGTCGCATCGTTCATAATAAAGACGGCATTTTTCCTGTACGGTGCACGAAGCGAATAGAAGAGGTCGATCAGCTCATCTGCCGTCACTGCTTTATCCGACGCAGCCGTAACGCCAACTTCTCCACCGCCTACGGTTTGGAAAATGCCTGTGGGCTTGCCTGTGCCGTCGCCGATAAGGAAGGCTTCCTCTTCTTTGGAACCCATACGCCTGCCGAATTCTTTAGCGATGTAGCTTTCCAGGTCAAAGACCGAGTCGTTTAAAAGTTCCTCGGAGACTTTGAGCATAGTCGCCAGCTTATAAGCACCGATGGAGACCTGGCCGAAGGCAGGATCAGATTCCGGGATAGCTGCTTCTTCATCTACCCAGCTAGCCGTGCCTTTTGTTGCAACAACGGGGATTTTGCGGTCGCCGGAAGAGGTCTTAATGACATGAGCGATTTTTCTGAAGATGTTTTCTTCTTCCAACGCTTCCACAAGCGTCTGTTCAAACTCATCCGGAGCCAAATAGCCGCCCTCGGAGTCCGTACCGACCTGCAGGGCGTTCGTAATAACAGCGTTCTTCTTTCTCATAAGATTCCAGAAGTCACGCTTGTAGGCATCACTGCCCCTGCCGGTCTTGTCTTCCTTGGCCTGCATAGGGTTTGTCACCACAGGACGGCTGGTCGCCTCGTTAAGCTTCATGTCCATGTCCCGTTGGCGTTCCAGGCGGTCGATTTCTTTTCCAAGATCGACGACTTCCTGTTCCATCTTTTCGTAGGCGGCCGTGTTTTCTGCTGAGACGATGCCTTTGTCGTCTCGCTTCTCTTCCAAAAATGCCTTAGCCTTTTCCCAAACTTCAAGGCGCTTGTTTCTCAGTTCCTGAATTTTATTCATTTCTTCGTCCTCCTTAATGACGTAAAAGTTCGAGCCTTTTTTCCAGCTCTGTGTATCTTGTGCCTGTTTCGGATTGTTCTTGGATGTCTGTTTTTTCTGCGGGTTTTGTATCCTCCGCTTCTTTCTTAAAAACAGCATCAGGGCCGATTTTATTTAGGACTTGAGCCACCATTTTTCTGGCGGCATAAGCCATGCCTTCCTCCGGTTCGCTTTCTTCTCCGGTGAAAAGAAAACCGTCGCAAAATCCCAGCTCCTTTGCCTTCCTTGCATTCATCCATGTCTCGTCGTCCATCAGTTGGGAGATCTTATGCCTTGAAAGCCCGGTCTTGAGTTCGTAGGCATTGATGATGGAGGCTTTGACCTCCTCAAGAATGTTTACGGCTCTTTCCATCTCGTCTTTCCAGCCCTCGGCAATGGTCGTCGGGTTATGGATCATCATCATGGAAGAGGGACTCATCAACACTTCGCCGCCGGCCATCGCAATGACAGAAGCGGCAGAAGCGGCTAGGCCCTCTACTTTGACCGTGATTTTTCCCTGATGGTCCATGAGCATGGTGTAGATCTGTGATGCCGCAAAGACGTCGCCGCCCGGAGAGTTGATCCAGACCGTTAAATCTCCCGGATGTCTTTCCAGCTCCGACAAGAAAAGAGCCGGTGTGACCTCATCGCCAAACCAGCTCTCTTTTGCAATCGGTCCGTCCAGTCTTAGGACGGTTTCTCCCTTTTCCGGATCTCCTCGTTGAAAGACCCAGAACTTACGTTTTTCCATTTGCTTTCACCTCCCTGCCGGCAAAGATGCCAGCGTCTTCAAGTTTGGTCATGTTGCCGTTGATCAAGTACAGATCTCCTCCTTCTTCTTTTGATATTAGGTTCATGTTTTCAAGCCTCCTGATATCGTTGGCGCTCATCCAACCGTTTTGTCTGGCTGTAGCATAGCCGCGCATCCTGCTTTCATAGTCACCTCGAAGAAGACCGTCCACATTGAACTCAACAAAATAATCTTGTCGTTCAGATGGGTAAAGAAGTGTCTTGTTCATCGCCTGCTCGAGTCGAACCAGCCAAGGTCTAATGGTGTGAACGACAAAGCTAATAGACTGATGCTCGATATTGGAAAAAGTCGCTTTGTCGAGGTCTGCCACCAGATGTGGCGGCACACGGTAGATACGACAGATTTCCTCCGTCTGGTACTTTCTTGTTTCAAGAAACTGTGCTTCATTCGGTGGAATCCCGATCTGCTTGTAGGTCATGCCTTCCTCGAGGACAGCCACCTTATTTGCATTGCCGGAGCCTTGAAAGAGCTGGTTCCAGCTTTCCCTAACCTTGGACGGGTCCTTAAGCGTCCCCGGATGCTCCAAAATACCGCCCGGTGCGGCTCCGTTTGCGAAGAAACTCGCCCCAAATTCCTCTGTTGCCATAGCCATGCCGATGGCGTTTCTCGCCATTGTAATCGGCGAGTAGCCGACCAGGCCGTCAAATCCAAGGCCGGGAATATGAAGGATTTCTTCTTTGCGAAACGCTATATTCTTCATGCCGCTTTGGTAAAGGTAGATGAGTTCATCCTCCTCGTTGCGGCTGACCTGCATCTTGTCCGGCAAAAGGGGATATAACCCAGTAATTTCGCCNNGACGGTTTTGTCAGCTCCGGCTTGTCTCGGCTTTTGAATAGATTTTTTAGAAGTCCCAGAGGACATCACCTCCTTGCATTTTTCTAAAAGAGTAGCAACCCTCGCTCGTCATAAACAGAGCCGGAGTCACTCCCTTGATTTCTGATTGCCCGATCAAGGGCCATGATAAGAGCTACCGCTCCGTCAATTCGCTCGGTTGATTTTTCCTTGTCCGGCTTGATGTTTCCAGCCGGGTCAGTGCGAACAAAAATATTATCAACGCACCAGCGAAGAACAGGATGCCCGCCGTGTGCGAGTTTTTCTTCCAAGACCAGCTTCATCAACTCTTTAGTCGGAGGACTCATGTCCTTGTATCCTTGCCCGAAGGGAACTACGGTAAAGCCCATGTCTTCCAAGTTCTGGCTCATTTGCACCGCACCCCAGCGATCAAAGGCGATTTCACGAATGTTGTATTTCATGCCTAAGTCTTCAATAAACTTCTCAATAAAACCGTAATGCACAACATTGCCTTCAGTCGTAAGAAGAAAGCCTTCTTTTTTCCAGACATCATACGGCACATGGTCTCGGCTTACCCTAAGCGGCACATTCTCTTCCGGTATCCAAAAATACGGAAGGACAAAATAAGGCTCCTCATCTGTTTCCGGAGGAAAGACCAGGACAAAGGCGGTCAAGTCGGTCGTGCTTGAAAGGTCAAGCCCGGCGTAGCAAACACGGCCGAGAAGCTCTGTTTTGCTGGCCGGGAAGCTGCAGGCATCCCACTTTTCCATCGGCATCCAACGGACAGACTGCTTCACCCATTGATTGAGCCTTAACTGCCTGAAGATATTCTCCTCAGCAGGGTTTTGCTTGGCGCTGTTGCAGGCAAGTCGAAGTTTTTCAATATCAACGGTAATACCAAGTGAAGGATTGGCCTTCTTCCAGACTTTCTCATCTGTCCAATCTTCATCCTCATCCGCTCCGAAGATGACAGGGTAAAAGCTCGGATCCCGCTTTCTCCCTGCAAGGATATCCTCCGCTTTTTGATGAACTTCCCAGCAGATAGAGTGCCTATCCGTTCCCGCTGTTGTGATCAGGAAGTAGAGCGGCTGCTTTCTAGCATCGCCCGAGCCTTTGGTCATAACATCGTAGAGCTGGCGGTTAGGCTGAGCATGAAGCTCATCAAAAACAACTCCGTGAACATTGAGACCGTGTTTGGTATAAGCTTCGGAGGATAAGACTTGATAAAAACTGTTTAGAGGTTTATAAATAAGCCGCTTCTGTGATATCAAAGGCTTGATTCTGGCCTTCAGCGCAGGGTTTTGTTCCACCATCTGCACAGCGACATCAAAGACGATGGATGCCTGCTGACGGTCGGCAGCACAGCCATAAATCTCGCCTCCATATTCAAAGTCGCCGCAGGTCAGGTATAAAGCAATGGCAGCGGCAAGCTCACTCTTGCCTTGTTTTTTCGGTATCTCAACATAAGCAAAGTTAAACTGCCGATAGCCGTTAGGTTTTACGATGCCGAAGAGGTCGCGGACAATCTGCTCCTGCCAATCAATCAAATCAAAGGGCTTGCCGTACCACTCGCCCTTAGTATGTTTAAGGAGATTGATGAAGGTCACAGCACGATCCGCCATATCCTCATCGTAGTGGGATGTGGGCAGCATGAATTTTGTCGGTGTATAGTTTTCAAGTTTTCTCATGCCGTCCTCCTCTCCAAATAAAAAAACGACCCCTTAGGCCGTACTACGAGCAAAAGCCCCTAAGGGCTGATGCACTTTATTTTTCAGTTGTAACTAGGCGTGCTCAAAGCACCATTTGATGGCGTGACCGCTGTCTTTAAATCGCTCTTCCGGTTCCGCTATTAGAGACAATCTTGCATCAAGCTCGCTCGGAGCATCTTCAAGGTCGACCATCTCATAGATTCTTGCTAGGTAGCCGCCATTTTTTGCAGGAGCAGCGAAAAACACCTGGTCATTCCACCGTACGACTGCTGAAAAGTACTGGTCTCTATGCTTGCCAAGTTTTCTTAATGTTGTAAAGTCTCTCATTTCTGGCAGCTCCTTTTGAGGTATTCGTTCCAGCTGATTTCGCCGGCTTCATAAGCGGCTCTTGCAGGGTCTTTTTCCTTCGCTAAACGCTTCTTTTCTTCAAGTCTCTTCGTTGCTTCTAAAAAACTCTTTCTTTTTAATTCCTTGTTTGTCATATCCTTGACCTCCCTTGTTTTTGTACGTACATATTCGCTCTAAAAGAGGTAAAAGCCAAGTCCTAAAAGCCTTTATTTGCAGGGTTTTAAGCCTACTTATGCACAAATTATCAGCAAGATTACCTGTCGCTATTGGACAAGTATTTCTCATCACCTGTAAGAATAAACCTGCCGTAGTCGGCTCTGTTTTCCTCGATGAAAATCACCAATTCGTAAAAGTCCATCTCATTAGCGATGCGCTGCACCATATAGCTGTCCAGCATATTGGTCTTGCCGCTGTCACGGATAGTAATGATTTGCTCTTTTAAGCTCATTCATCAATCCTCCTCGCAGAATCCTCACCATAAACGACATTGAGTCCCGAGCCGTTGTCCCAGCGGACAAGGATGCTTCCGATGTCATCGACGGCAATCACCGTGCCTTTCGTACCTACAGGAGGCGCCTGCGGATCATCCATCTTTAAAAGCTCCACTCTGGCTCCTCTTGGATAGGATTTCCTTAGTGCTTCAAGAGCATGTTTGTTAATCGTTCTCACGGCTTTCCTCCTTAGAATGACGGTAAGCGGAAGAACCGCTCAGGTTTTGAAGCAGCATTCTTCTTGCGTCCTTGTATTCCTCACCGATGTAGCCGAGCCTTAAGAGAAAACAGCGGAAGCTGTACTTCTCGTTGTCCGTCACGGTTTCCCGTTCCAGAACCCTCGTCTGTTCTCTCGCCATCTGGCAGAGCTTGGAGACAAACTCCGTATAGACTTTTGCTTCGTCAGCTCCAAGGATGCGGTCAAACCAGGGAAAGTCCACCGTCTCGATGTTTCGTTCTGCTGTGGTGCGGTCGGCGTTCAAGGCTTTCTTTATGAGTGCCCCCTTGGATTCCAAGATCCGGTCCAGCTTCTGCATGGTTTCTGTTGTAAAGAACTCGGCCGGAAAGGAAATGGTAAAACCGTCTTTTACAGTCTCAAAGCCCTGTGCTTCAAGTTCTGCGACAATTCTCTCAACATCATCTCTCAAGAAATTAACGCCCCAAATCATCGTGCCGTCTTTTTCTAAAAAAGAGTTTCCAATGCGGTAGCTCATGGACGGCATGCCAAGGTAGTTCACTTCCGTTTCGAGTGTCTCCGCCAGTGCTTTGGCGAGGTCTTTTCTTTTGTATCCCTCGAGAGAAAATCTTGTTTGCATGGTTTTTTCCTCCTTCTTTTTGTAGGTACATGTTCGCTCTAAAAGGAAGATAAGCCAAGTCCTAAAAGCCTTTATTTGCAGGGTTTTTGGAAGATTTATCCGACAAATTTACAGCTTCTTGTTTGTTAAGATTTGACGGTCTTCACAAGTTTTTCGTAGGGGATTTTCTTGCCGTCCCGCTCCACAAAAACACCTGTTGCATCACCGTTTTTATACTCCACATACCGTCTTAAAATCACAGAAGCATACTTGTCATCAATCTCCGCCATGTAGCAGATACGGTCGGTCTGTTCGCAGGCAATGAGGGTAGAACCGCTGCCGCCGAACAAATCAAGAACGATGCTGTTTGCCTGGCTAGAGTTTTGAATGGGATAGCTTAAAAGGTCAATCGGCTTTGAGGTCGGATGGTTCTCGTTTTTCTTAGGCTTGGCAAACTGCCAGACTGTCTTTTCCGCACGGCCCGCATACCACTTGTGCTTTCCTTTTTTATTCCAGCCAAAGAGAATCGGCTCATGCGACCACTGGTAAGGTGACCTTCCGAGAACCAGCGAGTCTTTTGCCCAGATGCAGACACCAGACAAATGAAAACCGGCATCTTCAAAAGCTTTTCTAAAAGTGAGGCCTTCCGTGTCCGCATGAAAGACATAAGCGGATGCTCCGGCTTCGGAAACATCAATCATGTTCTTAAAAGAGCTGAGGAGAAAGTCATAGAATTCATCCGCTTTAAGATTGTCGTTTTTAATGGATAGACCGGATGCACTCTCATAACTCACAGCATAGGGCGGATCGGTCAGGATAAGGTTCGCTTTTTTTCCGTCCATGAGCTTTTGTACATCTTCACGTTTTGTTGCGTCACCGCAAATAAGCCGATGCTTTCCGACCGTCCAGACATCGCCCGCCTTCACAAAGCTTGCTTCCTCCAAAGCGGCAGTCAGGTCGAAGTCGTCTTCTTCCGTTTCGATTTCACCTAAGAGCTTATGAAGCTCGGCGTCTGTAAAACCTAAAAGATCCAGGTCAAAGTCCGCTCCTTCCAGTTCGGAAAGTTCTATTGAGAGCATTTCTTCATCCCAGCCGGCATTCAATGCAAGCCTGTTGTCGGCCAAAATATAGGCGCGCTTTTGCGCTTCGGTCAGATGTTCCACAAATACACAGGGAAGCTCCGTCAAACCTTCTTCTTTGGCGGCTAAAACCCGGCCATGTCCTGCCAAGATGTTGTAATCCTTGTCAATCAAGCAGGGATTGATGAATCCGAACTCACGGATAGAACTTCTAAGCTGCAGAATTTGCTCCTTGCTGTGCGTTCTGGCATTCCTCGCATATGGGACGAGTTTATCGATGGGGACTTTCTCAAAATGTTCTGTCATTTTCATAGACTCACCCCCGTATGAAGCAAAAGCCCTGCCAGGTCATTTTCCCAAGGCAGCCTGCCGTCGCCGAAGTGGCCTGTGACAGCAAGGGAGGCATAAGAGCCCCGCCTGAGGCGGAGATATTGAATCATGGGCAAGACAGACAAGGGGAAAAGCGTCTCGCATTGTTCCCTGATGGTTTCAAGATCCTTTTTCTCCGTACCGAAACAGTCGATGTCCCAGTAAAGAGGATCGGGCTTGCCGATAGCATAGGCTATGGAAACTTCACATTCTTTTGCCAATCCTGCAGATACAACACTGCGTGCAATGAGCCGCGCCATGTAAGCTCCCGACCTGTCCACCTTGGTCGGATCTTTCCCGGAAAAAGCTCCGCCGCCGTGCTTGGAAAGCCCACCATAGGTATCGACAGCGAGTTTTCTTCCGGTAAGCCCGGTGTCTGCCGCAGGCCCGCCTATAACAAAGCGTCCTGTCGGATTGACGAGGATATCTTCTTCGTCAAAGGGAAGAATATTGTTAAGCACCGGATGGATGACATGCTTTAGGACTTCTTTTCGCAAATCGTTTGTCGTGATGGATTCATCATGCTGAGTAGAGAGAACCACCGAGTGGATTCTTGAAGCTTCATCTTCTTCGTACTCCACGGTCACAAGACATTTTCCGTCGGGCTTCAGCCCTGAAACGACACTGTTTTCTCGTACTTCTTCAAGTCTTGATGTGAGCCTTCTTGCCAGCACCAAAGCCAAAGGAAGAAAGCCGGGCGTTTCATCCGTCGCATAACCGTAGACGATTCCCTGATCGCCTGCACCGAGCAGGTCTTCCGAACGGTTTACGCCACGGGCGATATCGGGGCTTTGCTTATGAAGCCGCACCTTGATGCGAAATTCCGAAGGTGTATATCCGGCAGAGCGAAGCGTGTATTTTACAACTTTTCGGATATGTACTTTTGCCGTACTTGTTACTTCTCCCGCAACTAAAATGAGTCCCTTAGTTGCCATGACTTCCACAGCGACTCGGGACTCGGTATCTTTTTGCAGGTAGCTGTCAAGTATGCTGTCGGCGATATAATCACAAAGCTTGTCCGGGTGCCCCTTGGTCACAGACTCCGCTGTTTTATAGTGTTTCATCTTGATTTTCCTCCGTTTCGATAATGTGTATTTGAACCCGCCTTAACTACTCGGAAAGTCAGTTCGTCGGTCATTCCTTTTTCTTTCGCAGGAGCCACTCCATCATGTCGTCTTGAGGAGTGGAGATAAATGCGGTCGTTGTGTTTTGCTTCACGATGTCAAAAATCTCATACCAGATGAGATTTGCCTGTTTCTGAAAGTTCTGGCTCATCGAAACAAAGGGACTTGCTATTGCGCCGCCGGTGGTCGGATGTTTTCCTAAAAGGCCATAGGTGCTGATTGCTTCCTCGCATTGAATGAAACGTGCGAAGGCCTGAGCGTAAGATTCAATGAGCCTGGGGTTCACGAGCTTTTCGCAGCGTCTTTCTTTTAACCAGAGCCAGGTTTCTTCATAGATCTCGTCCGCACCTAAAGGTTTCCCGTCCTTTTGCCTTGCGGAAAGGTAGTCCGACGGCTCGGGCATGTCTTCACCATATAAATCCGAGATGCCTTTAGGCTCATCCGGAGCAAAAAGGGCATCCGGATCAAAATCGTGTGTTTCTAAAATATTTGCTTCTTTTCCAGCGGCAATCTTATCAACGAGAGGGTCCGGCTTGCTGCCGGCCTTTACACGTCGGCCGCCTCTGTAGGTTCCGTCTCTTGCCACAAGGCACCTCCTTTCCGTATAAAATAAAAAAGGGGTTTAATCCCCCGTTTGAATTGAACTTTTTTCGCGCGTGACCCACCGCCCGTTGCACGCTTTTTGCTTCGTAGAGATCAAGATCCCCCTACCCCGTCAGCTCCACCTGTCGCCACGCTCGGCATGGATCCTCGAGTGACAAGACTTACAAAGGGCCATGAGGTTAGATTCCTTATGCGTTCCACCTTCTCTTAAAGGCACAACGTGGTGCACTTCTTCGGAAGGAGTAAGTTTTCCGTTTCGTTTACATTCTTCGCACAAAGGATGGGCTTTGATGTAACGGTCACGGATCCGCTTCCACGCTCTGCCGTACCGTCTTCTTGTCTCGGGGTCGCGCTGGTACTTTTCGTAGCGGCGGTTCTCCTTTTTCTCATGTGCCGTACAGAACCTGCCATCAACCAGCTCAGGGCATCCGGGATAAGAACAGGGGCGTTTTGGTTTTCTTGGCATAAAACACCTCCGGCATAACAAAACCTGCAGCACTCGCCACAGGTCTCCTTACTTTTTTGCTAGCTTAATAGTAACAGGGTCTTGAAGTACGAAGCACTAACAAGGATTACCTCTTTTCTAACATTCCTTACCAAAGTTCAGGAAGCACCTTTTCTAAGTCGGTAAACGCCTGTTTACGGTCACGGGATATGGTCATCTGGCTCACGTGAAGCTCATCCATGAGTTCCTGCCAAGAAAGGCGTTCAACGTAAAGTCCATACAGAATCTCTTGCTGCCTTCTTGGCCGACTGCGGATCGCCCATTCTAAAAGCGTCAATTGTTTAAACCGCATCTTGGCATGCTCCAGACGCTTCTCGATACGATCATCCGCCACAAAATCAACCGACGCTTCAATCTTTCTTAGCATCCGGCCTAACACATTTGTGTTCCCGTTCGGTTCCGGCATTTCTATATGCAGGATATCCGCTAGCATACAAAGGTCTGCTTCCAGCTCGCCGCGATACCGTTCGTAATTTTCAAACTGCTCTTGTATCTTCATCTCGTAGTTCCTCCAAACCAAAATACTGATATTGTTCTTCGAGCGTCTTTGCCATGTGCCGGATCGCTTTTTCCTTCTTCCTCGAAAACTCTGCTCCGCTGATCGCAAAGTGCTGGCAGACCTCACTCCAGCTTTTATCTTCTAAAACGTCTACCGTCATAAGGTCCCGGTAAAAGCTCGGCAGTGCCCTGATGGCGTACTCGACAAAGGCCACCTCCCTTGACGGTCTAAGGCACTCACGGGAGAGCTCCGACCAGACGCTTTGGTTTATGAGCCAAGTGAGCCGTCTATAAGTCGTGGCGATCGTCATCACCCGGCAGGTGTCTACATCGCGCTGCACCCGGACGCTGTTTTCCGTCTTCCCGGGTAAGGTCAGCATCTCTAAGACCTCTGCTTCTGTTAATGGGATAAAGTGTTTTGCTTCTTCTTGAAGACTTTCAATTCGGGCGAGGTTATCAGGGTAGTTTTGGATCATTTCTTCCACCATTTTCTTACTATCCATGTACCCTCGCTTTCACCGCCTGCATCAAGGCTTCCTGCGTCACGTCCTTTTTCTCAAGTGCCCGTGCCACATCGGTATCAATCGTGCCGACGCTAAGTAGTCTAAAGATTACGACCGTGTCCGTTTGACCTTGCCGCCAGAGCCTTGCGTTCGCTTGTTGATAAAGTTCTAAGGACCAGGGAAGTGAAAACCAGATGACCGTGGAACCGCCGTGTTGTAGGTTCAGGCCGTGGCCCATCGAGGCAGGGTGCGCCATCGCAATCTCTATTTCGCCCCTATTCCAAGCCCTAAAGTCCTCCGGTGTTTTAAGTTCCAGAGCGTCCGGAAACTTCTGCTTGATCCGCATCTTTTCATGCCGGTAGTTGTAATAGATGAGGACGGGTTTCCCGTTAGCCGCTTCAATCAGGTCTTCTAAGGCGTTTATTTTTGCCGTGTGGACTTCTACCGGATTACCGCCCTCGTCATAGACCGAACCGGAGGCCATTTGGATGAGTTTGTTTGTCAGGACGGCTGCATTTACCGCATCAATGGTCTTATCTTCTAATTTTGTCACCATCTCTCGCTCCATCTCCTTGTAGCTTTCTTTTGCTTCTTGAGGAAGGTGGACTTTCACATCACGCTCGAGCCGTTCCGGCATTTGAAGAAAGTCGCCGGTCTTCATCGAGACACAAAGGCCGGAAAGAAGGCTATAGATAAAATCTTCTGCGCCGTGACGGGGTTTATAGCTATAAACGATATGGCCGTTCATGCGGTCAGGGGTAAAGAAGTCTGCCCGGTAAGAGCTGATCGTTTTCCCGAGACGCTTGCCCTGGTCCAAAAGATAAATCTCCGCCCATAAATCCATCAGGCCGTTGGTCGAGGGTGTCCCCGTAAGACCCACCACTCTCTTGATACCGGGACGTCTTTGTTTCAGTGCTTTAAAGCGTTTACTCTTATGGCTCTTGAAGCTTGAAAGTTCATCAATCACCAGCATGTCAAAATCTAGGCCGTCAATCTCGCATAACCAGGCCACATTCTCCCGGTTAATGACGTAGATGTCGGCTTCTTCTTCTAAAGCAGCCCGTCTTTCTTTTTCCGTACCGAGGACTTTCGAGATCCGAAGAAAGGTCAGGTGATCCCACTTTTCAAGCTCCTCCGTCCAGGTGTTCTCCGCCACTCGAAGGGGTGCGATAACGAGAACTTTAGAAACCTCAAAGTAGTCAAACATCAAGTCCCAGATGGCAGACAAAGTGATGACCGTCTTCCCAAGTCCCGGCTCTAGGAAAAGCCCCACCGCTTCCCTTTTGATAATCTGCTCCTTGGCGTATTCTTGATAATCATGTGCCTTGTATTCCATCCAGTATCCCTCCGATATCGTCCGTTTTATCTAAGACAAAAACCTGAAAGCCTAAACGCCTAAGCTGCTGGTGCCGTAAGAGTTGTATTTTCCGGGGCTTCTTCCCGGGGCTCTTTACCTCGACAAAGCCCGCCTTCCCATCAGGAAAAAGTACGATCCTGTCTGGTGCTCCGATCCAGCCGGGCGAGACGAACTTCAGGCAAAGCCCGCCCCTCGCTTTTGTCATCAATCTAAGTTGTTGTTCGATCTGCTGTTCTCTCATCACATATACCTTTCAAGGTGACAGTCGATGACGGTCATCTAGTAAACTTCTCTATATTTAAATTTCTCTAATTTTTCGCCCTAAAGGGGTTTAATACAGAGACTGTCACCGACCGTCACCCTTCGCTAGTTTGAGGGGTAATCGAAGCCTTTTTCGTTCAAGCAATTCATAGTCTTTCCAGCATGCTACGAAAGTCTCCATACACTCAGAGCAAGCACCTTGATGCAGGAGATAATCCCTGATGATTTTGTACCAACCATCAAATTTACCTACGCCGTTTTTAGGAAAGGTCGCCTTATCCATCTTCATGTCCTTAGCTAAATCGCCTCTCGGACTATCTTCATCAATAAAATTACGAGTCATATAGTTGTAAAAATTCATGTCTTCCTCCTTAGAGGTGACAGGCGATGACGGCTATTACAAGACTTTCTCTTAGAGGGAAAAATTCAGAAATTTCAGCCCTAAAGGGAACTAATGTAGCAGGCGTCATCAGGCGTCACCTTCTCTCAAATAAAGTCCTCTATTAATAGTTTCAAGCCCGTGATGAAACGACCGTTTTTGCGCCTTACTCTGCCAAATCCACGCTGTTCTAAAGCCGATGTGAACTCATTCGCACTCCTCGTGAATTCGCCCTTTCTCGCACAGTAATCCCGGTAGGTCTCATAGAGCTTTCCGGACTGTTCATGAAGACCATCTCCTATCTCGCAGCACTCATCTAAAAAGTGAGTGAGCCAGTCGTTGTCTGACCGGTAGCTGTTGATGGCATCTTCCACACAAGACGGCATCGGGAACTTGAACTCAAGGTCGATCGCCTTTTTCGCTCCCTCAATCACCCATTGCAAGACAAAAGGAGCCGCCTCGTCCAAAAGATACTGGCCATAATTCTTGATGTCGTTCTTCCCTTCGATCTTGGCAAGGAACGGGATAACGATAAGCCGCCGCCAGATACCGGAGTCCATCGCTCCGACCTTTGGCAGGTGGTTTGTGTAAAGGACCAGTGTGTGGGTCGGGATAAAGTCAGCCGGGTCTTTGTATTTCTTTTCGCCCTTAATACGGTCAGTGGAACAAAGCTGTTTGACGACCGAGGTGGAAAGCCGCATACCTTCATCAAGCTCAGCTGCAATGAGTAGCCGCTTGCCCTTTGCCTCGGCAAGTTCCGGCTTTACGTTACGCCGGACATTTGCCGTTAAGGTATCGGCAGAGATCGTGCCACTGTAATTTCCAAGAACTCCTGCAATGGTGTTCCAAAAGGTCGACTTACCGTTTGATCCCTCGCCGTAGGAAATGATGAGAGCTTCAAGCTGGACCTGACCTATAGCAGCAAGCCCGGCAATCATCTGCACGTAATTGATCAGCTCAGAATCGCCCTTGAAGGTTTTTTCTAAAGAATCAAGCCAGAGTTCTCGCCCGGTATCGCCCGGAGCCACAGCCGTGACCTTCGTAATGAGGTCTAAGGCAGCATGGTCACGCTTCCCTCCCATACCCAGCCTTAAATCGTAAGTGCCATCCGGGCAATTAAGAAGATACGGGTCACTGTCGAGGTCTTCATAGTCCGCCTCCAGCATCGGCTTGGCCGCCTGTAAGGCGGAGGTCACATATTTCATGTCACGCCTTTTCATCACAAAAGTGTGGTAGGCTTTGGCCGCTAAAAACCTCAGGTAAAGAGGCTTTGTTGCCGGCGTTATTTCCTTTTCAAGTGTCCTCCCACCGGCACGAATCGCTTCTTCCGGAAGGCTCGCCTTCTTTAGAGCTTCCGTAGCCTGTTCCAGCTCCTTCATGGCATCGGACAGTTGCTTATCTAAGAACTCCTCCATCGCACCGACTGCTCGCTGCTTTGATTCCACCCAGCGGACACCGTCATAACGTAAATAATCCGTGGCCGAGGTATAAACCAGTTCCTCGCCGTATTCTCGAACCAGCATCTTAGCCTGACCGATATCCGAGTAGTCCGGAGGTCTGAGCATAAAACTCTGCCCATATTCGTCGGGCGGTACATAGCCTTCCTGCTCCGAGACACGCCTACCAAAGCGAAGGGCGCTCTGCCAGATCTTGTCCAGTTCATCTTCCGGAAGTGGCGGATTACAAAGTGCCGCCTTTTTAGAAAACATCTTATAGGCTTCCTCAGTATCGCCTAGACGAACAACAAGCCGTCCGGCATAGCGAGACATGGTTTGATTTCTCGACCCTTCCGGGATCTCGTCTTGCTGCTCGTCCCATTCGGCAAAAGCATCATAGAGAAAGTCGGTGATGAGCTCAGTTCCTTCCTGCCAGTAAACCGTTGTCGCAGCGTTCCCGTACATAAACCTCGCCGCATCAAGGGCGTGTTTATCAAAGAAAGAAAAGCTGTCTGCGAGAAGTTCCTTTAGCTCCCGTACCTGATCTGCATCGGTGACAAGTCGTATTGGAAAATAGACATGAAACCTTGGCCTTGCCGACTTCGATCCTTTTATCTTCATGTGGCTTCGGCTGGTCGAGATAGCTAGCGACACCCCGTCAAAGATAGACAAAATATCCTCCGGCGTAATCCAATCCTCCGGCTCATCGCTGAGTTCGTTGTCCACGTCCATGCTGATATGGTCGGCTTGGATAAAGTTCGTATTACTTCGATAAGCCCCCTTAAACTCAGCTGCCACATGATCTAAAGAGACGGCCGCCTTAAAGCTATCCTCGTCCATCGCCTCCACTCGGTTCGGGTAGTAAGGGTTTAAGGCGTTCCCTGCACAGTTCGCCGTAAAAATTGTTAGTTTCATTTCAATTCCCCCACATACCTGACCGGAATCCCCTGACTGATGGCACTGTTGATTTCCTGCCGCATACCGTCCGTGACGCGCTCGCCAAAGACCCAGAGCTCATCCATTGCCGTGAGCATGTCTAGCCCTAGTTCCATGCCAAGTTCCCTGTCCGTTTCTTCATCTAAAATCTGGGTATAAAGAAGATGTGGAGCAAAAGGGGTATGCCCCTGCGTGATGACGGTTTCTACATACGCCCTTGCTCGTTTCGTATTTCTTTCTATGTCGCCTCGATAAGGCGAGCAAACAAAAACTTTCATATTTTCCTCCTTTGTGAAAATCTGGTGTCTCACTTTCTAGGCAGGAAAATATGGTGTTTTGAACGGGCCTAATCTTTTTGATAAAAATCGCAGGTGAACCCGTCCGCATCAAGTAGCAAGCCGTTAGCCCATTCAGGCGTCCTACTCATTTGCTTGCAGACCGCCTCGACCGACATGCGAGGGTCTGCTTCAATCACGATTTCGTCGTGAACGTGCATGACTATGTCGGAATATTTAAAGGTCATGAGAGCCGAGCATAAGATGTCACGGGAGATAGCCTGGACAATATTTTCTACAAGCTTTGCCCCGTAGGTTTCAAGCCGCTCCCAGCGTCTTCCCGTACCGACACCCATGTAGCTAATCGATTCACCACCGAAGCGGTTTTCCGTGATGCGAGGCTTCACATAAAAGAGCTGGCGCTTTGAAGGCAGGGTGAGAATCAGCATACCACTCTGATACTCGAAGCTGATATTCTTGACCTCTGTCTTCCGTCTTTCTCTGACCGTTGTTATTGCTGCCGTATCCACATCGCGCCAGAGCTTAGTGATTTGAGTGTTAGACATGCGCCAAGAATCAACAAGCCCCGGGAGTTCTTCTTCCAAAAGTCCCATCTCCAAAGCGCCCATTGATTTAAGTGCTCCGACCGAGCCGCCATAGCCACAGGCCAGTTCTGCGATCTTACCTTTTTGTCTTAAATGCCCGTTGATACCGTTCTTTTCAACGAGAACTCCAAACATCTCGCTTGCCGATTGACAGTAGATGTCGCCGCCCTTTTGAAAGAGTTCGACACGCCATTTTTCACCGGCTAGCCAGGCAAGCACCCTCGCCTCAATGGCTGAGTAGTCAGCCACTAAAAAGACACGTCCCTCTTTTGGAATAAAGGCCGTTCTGATTAATTCTGATAAAACCTGTGGAACGGAATCAAAAAGAAGTTCTAGGCTAGCCAGATCATTTTGCTTTACAAGCGTTCGTGCCAGCTCTAAATCATCCATATTATTTCTCGGAAGATTTTGTACTTGGATTAACCTGCCGGAGAAGCGACCTGTCCGATTCGCACCATAGAACTGCAAAAGCCCTCTAGCCCGTCCGTCCTTACAAACACAGTCTCGCATCGCTTCATACTTCTTGATGCTGGACTTGGAGAGTTCTTGCCTTGTTTCGAGGATTTCCTTGACCTCTCCCGTGGCTTCCCCGAGAAGCTCTCTCACGGCCTTTTTATCAAGGGAATCCGTGACTATACCTTTTGATGCGAGCCAGCCTTTTAGCTGGACCACCGAGTTGGGATTTTCAAGACTGGTGATATTTTTTACCCTCACGAGATACTCTTCACGCACCGATTCATTCATCCGGATGGCGTTTGCTGCGAGTTCCTTATCTATAAGGATCCCCAGGTCGTTGATCTGCTGGTCACGGATGTAGAGTTCCCATTCGAAATCAGGCACCGGAAAGCGTGAGAGCTTTTCGTGGATCAACATCTCCGTCTCTACATCTCGCTTGTTATAGGCTTTGAACTCTGCCCATTTCTCAGGATCGTGGTGTGGGAGATTTCTCGTTCGCTGCTTATTGGAGATGGTCGGTTTACAGGGTACGGAGAAATAACGGATGAGGTCTTTGCCTTCTTTTAGTTTTTTCTTATCGAGGTTCAAGACACTGCCGACTTGTTCTAAGGAAAGCGGCAAGCCCAGATAAGCCGACCAGATCATGTCGCAGCGCCAGGACACAGGATCGAGGTAGCGTAACAACTCTCGTTCCTCTCCAAAGGCCACGGGGCGTTCTAAATTATAGCCGTTTCGTTTTAGCCATTCAGAAATACAGACACGTTCGAACTGGGCGTTAAAGGCCCACTTGATAACCTCATCAGAGAGAAAGGCTAGGGTGATTTCGTCCGGTATCTTCTCACCGGACGCCAGGTCAACCGTTTGAATTGCTCCTCCGTCAATAGAGTAAGACAGTAAGAGAATCTCAAAATCCTCAGCCTCAACATAACGGTAGACACCCGTCTTCCGCAGATCCGCCGAGGAAAAAGTCTCAATATCTAATAGTATATTTTTCATGCATCGCTCCTATAAAAGTAGGGCGGTAGATTCCTCCACCGCCCATAAGGCCAACTAACGTTTCCTTGTTTTTCGCTTCTCGTGCCGAACAAATTCGACTAACTCAATGAATAGAGTTATTGGAATCGAGATGAGACCGAGGGTCACGATAATGGCCAAAAGAAAAGCTATGATGTGCACAACATAGTGCCAGACTAAAGCTGTCATAGGCGTCCTCCTATCAGCTTAAAAAGTCGTCTTCTGCAAAATCAGCGAAGTCGGACTCAGCAGTAGCGCGGCTTCCTAATGGCTCACCGTCTCGGATTTTTTGCAGGTTGTTGAGGCCGCAGGCTATTCCCCGGTTACCATTGCTGTTGAAGGCATAGAAGTTGATGGACGCTCTTCCGTACACGCCGCTATAGACCTCCGAGCGTGTGAGGATGGGCTGGACGCTGGCATCAACAATGCCGGGAGGCGTGGTCGAGTTGGCATTGATGAAGTAGCTGTTTTTGTAAGCTTCATCATCTGGCCGTTCAAGGTCACCGTCACGAAGCGGTGTCTTGATAGCTTCAAGTGCAGGAACAGACCGGCTGTTACCTTTCAGCTTAGCCTCGCCTTCCTTGTAGGCGGCCTCGATTGCCTTCTTGATGGCATCAATTGTCTTGGTATCGCTCTTTGGAATAATCAGCGATACGGAAAACTTAGGTGTGCCGCCGTTGATTGATTTTGGCTCCCAGACGTTGGCATAGCTCCAGCGTGTGTCTTTGCCTGTAATAACTTTCATTGGATTCTTAGTCATGGATAGATTCCTCCTTAAATTCATCAAAAATAGTTGTCATTGCCGGTCTTGTGTCTCGCACCGGTACGAGCGTTGGTTTGCCTTCCGGTTTCATCACCAGATGGCCTAACAGTTCATTAAATTGTTTTCGTCCGAGAAGATTAGTCATGGCTGTGATGCCTAGAATCTTCTTCTCGTAGGGTTCATAGCCTGCTTCGGAAACGGTCTCTGCGACAGCTTCCTCGTTTATGTACTTACGGTTCGACCTGCCTTCTACTAGCTTGTAGCCCGGGAACGCTTTACCCGAGAGAGCGGCTGATAGGGCATATTCCTTTACGTCCTTCGCCCATGAAATAAGGTCGTCTGCTTTGTCCAGGACATCGACTACCTCTTCATCGGTAAGGAGCTCGGCTTCACGAAATTCGTACTGAGCAAGGGCCAGATTTGCTTCCGCACGTTCCCGGCAGGTTGCCTTAACCGCACAGAACTGGCAGTGCTTGCCGGATTTAAATTCGCCCTTGCCTTCAAAGGCGAGTTTGGCAATCGGGCGGACTGTTTCCTCAGCCCAGGATATGAGTTCGTCCTTGCTGATGCTGTACGTGCTGATGTTGTCTCGTCTTGGCTGAATGATGGTCATCCGGACTTCGTCAAAGTCGTAAATCACATCAAAGAGCAAAGTGGCGGCAAGGCCATAGAGCATGAGCTGTGAGTTTTTCTCAGCATCGACTAGGATGCCGGTCCCGTACTTGAAATCAAAAAGTGACAGGCACTTATCCGCGATGACGATGCAGTCTGCTGTACCAAAGCCCTGTGGCACGTATTCTGAGAAATCCAGCCGCTGTTCAATGAAGACCATCGGGTCAGAGGTCGTGAGCTTTGCCGCCTCAAGGCACTCCATAACGTGTTCCACATAAGTCGTGGCCGCACGTTCCATTTCTTCGGAGTACATGGTGAGACCGGGTCTTGGGTCCTCGGTTTTTATCCCGAGGGCTTCCTTGAGCAAAAACTCGCAAAGCTCGTGAGCCTCCGTGCCCTCTAGGGCATAGGTCGAGACTGTGCTTTCAGGGCCGGTGTTCAGCCGTGCCGATGGCGGGCAGTTTAACCATCTTTCTGACGAGGAAGCGGATAGTAGAGCGTGATTAGTCATTTAGTAAATCCCTCCACCTCCTGTACAGAGTGTCCGAAAACTCGTCGTTTAAGGCTTTATTTGGC